CTGCATTGCTAAATCCTTCACTATAACCCAGCAAGTTCTTCGGAGTCGTGGGGTTATAGTACGGATACGCGGAGGTGTTCGCCACCATGCCGCCGAGGTCGGAGCGGTAGAGGTGAGCGCCCCAGATTTCCAAGTTGGATATTGCATTGGTGCCGTCAGGGCGAATAACCAAGCTGGTGGCACCGGCTGCGGTGTTTGATCCGGAAACTGTAAAAAGAGTCCACGTAGATGTAACAGAGACACTGCTGTTTGTGATGGTAGTCGTGCCGTCAAGTAGCCTGACTTGTACGGTCTGTGCCGAGGGCGACCGAAGCCAAACACCACCGGTAACAGTACACGCGCCTATAGATATACCCTGCGACAAACCATTTGCCGCCAAATCAGCGCCAGAAGACGTCGAATATCTGTCGGCGGTAGTGGTTCCGTTGGGAGATACGGTCGCATTTGCAGAAAGTGTTACGTTTGCGCCCTTTGTCCAGATTGACGCATCAAACTGCTCACTAGCCTGCAACAGGTTATGCGCAGCCCATTTGATATAGCCGTTGCTATCCGTCACCGTGGCATTGCTGGCGCGGGAGAAGGTGATGAAGTCGGTGGCTTTACCAGTTGTTGTCGTTGGCATCGTCTAAACCTTTAGGGCTGATGTGTTGTCCAGAAAGTCAAGCGCAACGCCCGTTTCACTTGCTGAAGCAATTGGCCCGGGGCCAAATAAAGTTTCGGCCCCAAGAGAAACACGGGTCACATAAGTGTTGGAAAGGAAGTCCAAGGCCATCCCGTTCCACTCGTCTCCAAGCACATTAAGCGCGGTTACAGCGCCATTTGTAGCGAGAGGGACAAAGCCAACCCTTCCAACACCAGATCGCATCACACCATCTCTGTAACGTAAAGAGCCCCGCCAGAAGCAAGCTGAATGACGGCCACTTTCAAAGTCTCATAGCCATTGACCCTAAAATACTCCGGAACATTCGCCGCAATCGGAACGTCAGAAGTTGTAGCAGAAGGAGTGTTTGTACCAATTTTGATAAAACACGCTGTAGTTGCAAGCACGCGAATTACTACCGTGTTCTTGCTGAGGGCATTTGAGGTTGCAGAACTAGACCCTGAAACCGTCACAGTTTGCGTGGTTGATGGAGAAAGCGCCTGAATTGCATGGTTCAGGTGGTCTTTCGCCAGAAATGTATTTGTCATGAGGCTAACCCCTTTTAGGTTGAACCTTACGTGGCCTGAATAACGCCCGCTGTGTCAACGCGGAGCCAAGCAGTGCCGTTCGAGAAGGCAATGATCGGAGCGCCGTTGCGACCGTTGGAAACATAGATCATGCCGCCCGTGCTGAGTGTAGCATCAGGAACTGTGGCAACTGTGAATGTGTCGGAGACCTTTACTGGGCCCGAAAAGCTGGTGTTCGCCATTGAATTTATCCTTGCAGGATGTGGCTCCGTAGTCTCTGCAAGCGTCTGCCGGGACAGTCTATCGGAGCCGGGTTTGCCCGGTCGCCCAAATTGCTGGGGGATACCATGATTTTAGCATAAATAAAAAGGCCCCCGAAGGGGCCTTTCCATTTCGTAGGGAGCCTATTAAGCGCCCGGCGAACCCCAGATCCCGAGGGGATCCGAAACGCCGTAAGAATAACGCTCGCGAGCCTTGTAGCGCACGTTGCCCGTGTCGAAGTCGCCATCCATAGATGTAGACATCGGGGTACGAACGAAGTGCTTCATGCCGTTCGGAACGTCCGTGATCAGGTAGTACGAGTCGGTGTCGGTCAGGTAGTGGTTGACCGAGTAACCCTCCGGAATCGTACCATTGGTCTTGATCGCGTTGATGTCGTTATCGGCAGTCGCTGTGCGGAGTTCTGTCTCCAGCAGACGCGTAGCCACGAACATCAGGTTCGGCGGAACAATCAGCTTACGCGGACGAGCCGCGATGAGCAGACCACGCTCGTCCTTCCAACCGGCAATCTGAATAACGGCGGCCTCAAGCGAGGTCTCGTTCAGATCGGCAGGTGTCGACTGCGTGTTGCTGTTCGTGCCACCGGACACCAGCGGGTGAGCGGTGTTGAACAGCGTGACGCCGTCGCCGGAAGTGAACGCGCCACCAGAGAAGCCGTTGTTCAGCGGATAAGCCGCCTTAACCTGCTTCGTGTAGGCCATCGAGCGAGCGAGGGCCTTGGTGTAACGCGAGGACAGCGAATCGTACAGGTTGTCTTCCATCGCCTCTTCGGTGAGGGCGAAACCCATAGCGATTGTCTCGTGGTTGTAACGAGCCGTCCAGACTTCCTGAGCGTTGTCGTAGCTGATGGCAGAACCTTCGGCCTTGACCGGGGCTGTGCCGAAGCCAGACAGCTTCAGTTCTTCTTCGAACGAACGCTCCGAGGTCTCGGTCTCGTAGATCGCCTGATCTTCGTTCTCGTACTTCTTGTATTCGAGGCCGAAGAGGGCGTTGAGGCCCGGGAGCAGTTCCTTTAAGAGTTGTGCGCGTGAAATAGCCATTGTCTAATTCTCCTATTACACGCCAGTCGGGTTCATGTACGCATGACCATAGGTCATTGTCACCGAGGCATTCGAGGCGTTGCTCGAAACGGCGGCGGGCATGTTCCACTTCACGAGGATGTCGGTGAAAGCATCGCCAACAGCCGACTCGGGGCCGTCAACGAAACCGACGATACGCAGCGGCAGGGTCGCGGTCGTGTTGATCGACGCAACGTCGGCAGATGTCTCGGAGTTACCAGTGGCCGTGTCACCAGAGAAGGTGCTGAAGCCAATGTTGGCACCAAGAGCAGCCTGAGTCACGGCGTCATCCGCCTGAACCTGCATGACCACATCGGGGTCGTCAACAACGTAGGCGTATGCGTCGGTGGCGACTGTGCCCGAGGGCCAGTACTGCTGGAACAATTTATACTTCAAGTTCGGGTCTGTGTACGTGCAACCCACAAAAACGCCGACAACGCCGGTAGCCGCCACATTCGATGTGCCGGTATCAGCGATGACAACGCCCGAGGAGTTGATGGACACAGGCTGACCGTAGAAGATGTTGGCCGCATACGCATTGTTGATCTTGATCAGACGGGTCGAACCAGCATAGGGCTGACCGCCGATAAGATTAACAGGGCGCAGGCCATACGGGGCTGCTGTAGAAGCCATGTTATTTTACCTCATTTGAGGCGGAGGTTATCCCCGCCCCTTGCCAAAAGTTACCCGCGTAGTGATCTCCGGTTTCATCAGAGGCATACGCGGATCGTTTTCACGCATGAAGTTGTTTTCGACGGAACGCATCTGGTTCTGAGCAGATTCGCGGTAGTATGCGTCTCGCTCGGACATTGCTTCCTCCGGGGCCTTGCAAAGCAAAAGCCCGCCAACTTCAATGTTGTCCTTAAAGTCCGACTTGCGATCTCTAAGAACAGTAATCTCGGGATGATCCTCTGCCTTGACAGGCTCCCAACCCTGACGGAACTTCGACGACACATTCGTGTTGTCTTGGTTGTTCAGTGTGGACGTGCGGATCCAGCGGTAACGCCAGCCATCACGCTTCTCTGGTTCGGGTAGCACTGTGGGCGGGGCCCAAGACTTCTTGCGCGAAGTAGCTTCGCGGGTTTCGCTTTCGCGAGGGGTGCGCTTATCCATTCATGGACCTCATCTTCTCGGCAGCGTACTGCTCGATAGTAAGCCCGAGGCGCTTAGCGATTGCGACCTCGGACGCTGATAGCTGGACTTTGCGTGGTGGTGTTACGTTTCTTTTTACTGGAGCGACCACGACGCTCTGCTTCTGTTGAGGTGCCCTGCTATCGACTTCGTCCTCATCAGCAGCCATATGCGGATACCGTTTCCGGATCTCCTTATCGAGCTTATCCCAATACTCATCGGTCTTGGGATCAACGCGATCAAAAACAACTAGGCGGTCGTGAATGTGCCGGGCATAATCAGTCATCTCCCGGTCACGTCCAAACCACGTATTCTTTCGCGCCCAAGAGATTGTCTTCTGGTCGGGCTGCGGAGCGGGGGTCTGAGGCTCATAACGCGGCTGCTCATACTCCGGCTCTTCGATCTGCACGGGGCGGAAGCTTTTAACCTTGTCCGCCTCGACAGTCAGTCGGGCAATTCTCTTGTGTGCCTCGACCTGCTTGTCAACGTCTCCAAGCTCAACACCTTCCTTGAGCATTCGCTGTGCGACCTCAAGCTCGGACTGAACCCGGGTCTCCATCTGGTCGGCAATCAATGACTGACCGGACTGGAGAGCCTTCTTTAACTGAGCATTCTCTACGTCCCTACGCTTTACGTAGTCGATCAGAGCCTGCTGCTGGCGCTCTAGCTCTTCCTTCGCACGGCGTTCCTCGTGGAACTCGTACTTGATCTTGCTAATGCGCTTCTTGACCTTGTCGCTGTACTGGGCAACCTCGTCATCATCGGGGATGTCGGGTTCGCCAGAACGGCGGGGCCTGTTCTTATCTTCAGGCGGGGTGTCGTCGACCACCTCCACCTGAAGATCTGTCTCCCTACCGGCACTCTTGTCCGGTTCGGAAGACTGGACGGCTTCGACTTCGCCGCCTACTTCAATCTCTGTGTCCTCGCTCATGCCCGCTCAATCCCCTCTGGATTCGACAGCGTTGCCTCAACAACATCGTCGTTAATCAAGCGGAACTCCTTGCCGCCAACCTTGAATCGGGTGCCGGAGTAAGCCCGGAACATCACCCAATCCCCTTCTTGGCAATAGGGGCCCGCAGGGAAGCGGTCGGGGTCGGAATAACAATCCGGACCCATTTCGAGGACTTGGCCAACAATACTGGCCGTCTCCTCCCTTGATTTGATAACATCCGGTCGGATGATACCGC